CTATTCTAATATATCAAGCTGTCAAATTTTTTTATGCGATATAACAAACGGCAATAATACTGACCTATATTTTAAAATATAAAGATTAAAAGTTATTAGTATTAATAATCATAAGTTATCGTTAGTAATATTTTACAGCTAGATTGCTTTTTTTTAATCTAAAGTATAGGGTACCACCCCCAGACGCACCCGCCGATTATTATATATATATACATCGGACTGTAGGACACCTTTACACACAGACACCTTTATACACAGACACCTTTTACTTTCATTCCACACAAAATAAACTATATGTAGTATATGAACTACTTTTTCATCAGAAGATCTAGATTGTGTTTGCTTTATTGAAGAAAAAACAAACAATGTTGTAATTAAATTCTTTGGTATGCCTAACAATGAGTCTGCTGAACTATTTACATCTTACATTATGATGAGACTAGGATTTGAATACACACCTTTTGGAGAGCAAAACTTTAGCAAATCAATTCACTAGATATGGATATTAAGATACCCTATACACCTAGGAAACATCAAGCTCACTTACATAGACAAATAGATAAGCATAGATGGAATGTGCTAGTTTGTCACAGAAGGTTTGGAAAGACAGTATGTATGATTAACCACCTAATTAGGTCAGCATTACTGTCCAAACTCAAGAACCCAAGATTTGCATACATTGCTCCAACCTTTCAAACAAGCTAAAGCATTGCATGGGATTACATGAAACAGTTCACCGCCAAAATACCCCACACTAAATTTAACGAAACAGAGCTTAGAGTAGATTTGCCAAATGGTTCTCGTATCACTTTGCTAGGCTCAGAATCGCCAGATGGATTAAGAGGGATTTACCTTGACGGATGTGTGATTGATGAATATGCAAACGTCAACAGTAAGTTATTTCCAGAAATTATTAGACCAGCATTATCAGATCGAAAAGGTTATTGTGTCTTTATTGGAACTCCAATGGGAATGAACAACAACTTCTATGAGTTGTACCAACACGCACAAGGTGCGGATGATTGGTTTAACTACAAGGCAAAAGCATCAGATACCAAGATTGTAGATGAGGATGAGTTGGTCAAGGCAAAAGAAGTTATGGGTGAAAAGAAGTACCTACAAGAGTTTGAGTGTGATTGGATAGCAAACATAGAAGGTGCAGTATATGGAGATATTATTGCAAAACTAGATGATGATAAACAATTAACTAGAGTTCCCTACGATCCTGCTCTACCAGTATCTACCGCATGGGATCTCGGGGTCTCCGACCACAGTAGTATAATATTTTATCAGCAGCTTAGGCAGAAGCATAAGTATAATAGATTATCATGAAGAGAGAGGTCAAGGTTTACCTTACTATGTTCAGCTTGTTAAAGACAAAGATTATGTTTACAAAGATCACTTTGCACCACACGACATTGAAGTTACCGATTTTGGCAATGGCAAAACCAGGAGAGAGGTCGCCTACCAATTAGGAATTAGGTTCAAGGTAGTTCCAAAAATTCCACTAGAGGATGGCATACACGCAACCACAATGACTTTGCCTAGATGCTGGATTGATACAGACCATTGCAAAAAGTTAATAGATGCATTAAGACATTACCACAGGAAGTATATTGATAAGAATAGAATGTTCAGATCAAAACCTGTACATGATTGGAGTTCACACGCTTGTGATGCAATGCGTTACCTTGCTGTTGGACTACAAGAAATTAACACTAGACAAACTGCTCCACAAAGTATAGCAGATAATAGTTATAGGATTATTTAATTATGGGATTTTTAAAACCAAAACCACCAGTATTACCACCACCACCTCCAGCACCAGAACCGCCAAGTGCTGAGTTATCATCAGAGGAAAAAGAAGCGATTGCAAAAGAACAGGCAGCAGTTGAAAGAAGAAGAAAAGGTAGAAAGTCTACCATACTTACTTCACCTCTTGGAGTACAGGAAGATAAGGAAGAACAGTTAGAAACTTTACTAGGTAAATAAATGTTTGAAAAAATTAAAAAAATTTTTAAAAGAAAACCAAAAGATAAACCTTTAGTTTTAAAAGATGAAAAAAGAACTTACGAAAAAAAAATAGATCATAGTAATGATATAACTTTTGAAAATGAAATTAACAAACCACAAGTGAATGAAACAATAACTGAAACAAAATCAGAAACTAAATCATCACTAACATTAGGAGAATAATTATGGGTGGAGCAAGTACAGGTGGTGGTGGCGGAGGTGTCGGACCAGCAGGAGTAAGAGTTAGTAAAAAAGGTGTAAAAACTTATGGAACTAAAAAAGATGCAAAAAAAACCTCAACTAGAAATGAAACTAGAAAAGCAGTAACAGAATTTGTTAAAGGTGGTGGTGTTATTGGTGCAATTGCTAAAGGTATTACTGATACAGTTAAAAAATCAAAAGAAAAAAAAGTTGAACGTAAAGTTAATGATACTCTTATAGGTACTCCAGATTATCAAGGTGATGTAGCAAAAAAACCTACAAAAGTTACTACTCCAGTAAGAGATAATGATGGTGGAAATAATAATACACCTACACCTAAAGTTAAAGTAGCAGAAATACCAAAAGTAAATACAGCACCTACAGAAGCTGAAGTAGATCAAAGTTCTGCAACAAATACAACTACAGTTGAAGAACCAAAAAAAGTAGATGATATTTATACTAGAAAAAGAAAAGCAAAAGCTAGAGGTAGATCAATGATGACATTAACTGGTCCTCGTGGTTTACGAAAAGATGAAAAACTTACATTAGGTAAACCAAGTCTATTAGGATCGTAATGGCAAGAACAGATTTAAGTAAAAGTTTATTGTCAAGGTATGATAAACTTGAAAGTCAAAGACAAAACTGGGAAACGCATTGGCAAGAAGTTGCAGATTATATGCAACCAAGAAAAGCAGATGTAACTAAAACTAGAGCAAGAGGTGATAAAAGAAACGAATTAATTTTTGATTCATCACCAATACAAGCAGTAGAATTATTAGCAGCATCATTACATGGTATGTTGACAAATCCATCAACACCTTGGTTTACCCTAAGATTTAAAGAAGAAGATATTGATAACGAAGAAGAAGCAAAAATTTGGTTAGAGTCTGCAACAGACGCAATGTACACAGCGTTTAATAGATCAAACTTCCAACAAGAAATATTTGAATTGTATCATGATCTAATTACGTTTGGAACTGCTGCAATGTTTATTGAAGAAGATCAAGATGATATAATTAAATTTTCAACAAGACATATCAACGAAGTATTTATTGCAGAGAATGATAAAGGTAGAATAGATACAATATTTAGAAAATTTAAAATATCTGCTAGAGCTGCGTTACAAAAATTTGGCGATAATGTTTCATCAGATATACAAGGTATCTTTAGAAAAGATCCTTACCAAGAAGTAGAAATACTACACGCAGTTTATCCAAGAGCAGACTTTAATCCTAAGAAAAAAGATAAAGAAAATATGCCATTTGAATCTGTTTACCTAGAATATAAAAATGGAAATGAATTATCTATATCTGGATTTAAAGAATTTCCTTTTGTAGTACCAAGATACTTAAAAGCATCAAACGAAATTTATGGTAGATCTCCAGCAATGACAGCTTTGCCAGACGTTAAGATGCTAAACGAAATGTCAAAGACTACAATTAAAGCTGCACAGAAACAAGTTGACCCACCACTATTAGTTCCAGACGATGGTTTCTTACTTCCTGTAAGAACTGTACCAGGTGGATTAAACTTTTATAGAAGTGGTACTAGAGATAGAATTGAACCATTAAACATTGGTGCAAACAATCCACTAGGATTAAACATGGAAGAGCAAAGAAGAGATGCAATCAGAGCTGTGTTCTATGTTAATCAACTTATGATGCAACAAGGTCCACAAATGACAGCAACAGAAGTTATCCAAAGAAACGAAGAGAAGATGAGATTACTTGGTCCAGTATTAGGTAGACTACAATCAGAATTATTAAAACCATTAATTGATAGAGTGTTTAATATATTACTTAGAAACAATATGTTTTCACCAGCACCAGAATTTTTATCTGGTAGAGATATAGAAATAGAATATGTATCTCCACTTGCTAAAGCACAAAAATCTTCAGAGCTACAATCTATTATGAGAGCAATAGAAATATTAGGTAGCCTTGCAAACGTAGCACCAGTATTTGATTATGTTAACTTTGACAATCTTGTGAAACACTTGGCAGACATAGTTGGTATGCCACAGAAATTATTAAAATCACAAAACGAAGTTAATGCTCAAAGACAAGAAGCAGCACAAGCTGCAGAACAACAACAACAAATGGCACAGATGCAACAAGTTGCACAAGCCGCAGGAGATGTAGCACCACTAGCAAAAGCATTGCCAGAAGAAGCAAGAGCTGTAGCAAATGCTGAAGTGGAATAGTATGGAACCAAATAAACAACTAGAGAAACTTATAGAAGGGTTAAGAAAAAATTACGAATACATATTCAATACAGACGAAGGCAAAGAAGTCTTGGTCGATCTTGAAAAAAGATGTCATTATCATTCTACCACTAATGTAAAAGGTGATAGCCATGAGAGTGCATACATGGAAGGACAGCGTAGTGTTCTTCTATTTATTAAATCAATGCTACGAAAGGATAAAGGAAAATAAATATGTCAAGCGAACAGATAACACAGGAAACTGTGCCTGTAGAAACAACGACTACAGAAACAGTACACACCAACAGCAACACCAAACCCAGTTGCAAAAGCAGATACACCAACATCATCTTGGAAAGATTCTATTAGTGAAGAGTATAGAGCTGATCCTAATATAGAAAAATTTACTGAGATAGATGCGTTAGCAAAAAGTTATATCAACGCAACTAAAATGATTGGTCAAGATAAAGTTGTTATACCAAATAATAATTCTACAGATGATCAATGGAATGAAGTTTATGCAAAACTTGGTAGACCAGAATCTGCAGATAAATATGCTTTTGATATAAATTCAGAAGTAGTTACTTTAGATGAAGATGCTGTTAATTCTTTTGCAGAACAATCTCATCAAACTTGGATTAAACAATAAACAAGCTCAAGGTATCTTAGAGTTTTATAAAAATAATATGGAAAGCTCAACACAGCAATCTGTTATAGATACTGAAACTGCTCAAGCTCAAGCTGAACAACAGTTAAGACAAGAGTGGGGTAGAGACTTTGATGGTAAAGTAAAACAAGCTGGTGCATTAGCAAAAGCTAATATTAATCCAGAAGTTTTAGATATGCAATTACAAGATGGAACAAGAATAGGTGATCATCCAGAAATCATAAAAGGTTTTGCAAAGATAGCAAGTATGATGTCTGAAGATAAAATTCTTGGAACTGAAAGTGAAAATGTAGATACAGTTAAAGATATTGAATCTGAAATTGCTGCATTATCTAATGATAAAAATGGTCCATATTGGAACAGAATGCACCCAGATCATGATAAAGTAGTACAACAAGTTTATACTTTAAGAGAGATGTTAAATGCCAAATGATAATGATCATCTTAATGATAAAGAAATTCGCTTAGAAATATTGCGGTTGATAAAGGAAGCAGGTTCTGAACAACAGAAAAATAATCCCTTGCCAACCGCAGACATTTATTATAAGTGGATTAATAGTAAGACAATTCGCAAGAACCTTACAGACAAGAAGGAGAGACTCTAGTCTAACAGACTTTAAATGCAAGAGATGCCTACCTATTGGTGGAGAACCTTTCTGATTATTTTAAATCAACAATAATATGGAGAGACAAAATATGTCATCACAAATAACTACAGCTTTTGTACAGCAGTATTCTGCTAACATACAAATGCTATCTCAACAAATGGGATCGTTATTAAGAGACAAAGTCAGAGTTGAAAGTGTTACAGGTAAAAATGCTTTCTTCGATCAAGTTGGCTCAGTAACTGCTGTTTTAAAAACTAGCAGACATTCAGACACTCCACAAATAGACACTCCTCACTCAAGAAGAAGAGTATCTCTTGCGGATTATGAATTTGCTGATCTTATTGATCAACAAGACAAAGTAAGACTCTTAATTGATCCTACTTCATCTTATGCTCAAGCTGCTGCTATGGCAATGGGTAGAGCAATGGATGATGTGATTATTGCAGCTGCAACTGGTACAGCTTTCACAGGCGAAACTGGTGCAACTTCAACTGCGGCTCAAACAGCAATCGCTGCTGGTGGAGCTGGTTTAACAATCGCTAAGTTAAGAACTGCTAAGCAGACTTTTGATTTAGCTAGTGTTGATCCTTCAATCCCAAGACACATCGTTGTGGGACCAGAGCAAATCACAAACCTTTTATCAACTACTGAAGTAACAAGTTCAGATTTCAATACTGTAAAAGCATTAGTACAGGGTGAAATCGACTCGTTCCTTGGGTTTAAATTTACTGTATCAAACAGACTTGCAAAATCTGGTAATGACAGAACTTGCATAGCTTTCGCACAGGATGGAATCACTCTTGCGATTGGTAAAGACGTATCAGCTAGAATAGACGAAAGAGCAGACAAATCTTACGCTACTCAAGTTTACTACTGCCAATCAATCGGTGCTACTAGAATGGAAGAAGCAAAAGTTCTTGGTATAGTATGTCAAGAAGCGTAATAGGAGGATATTAATATGGCTACAGTTTATTCGATACAAAAGACTAAATGGGATCAGAACGTACCTTCCGAAAAGATAGACACTACTGAACTAAGTGGTAGAGTAAGAGTTGCTCATGCAGAGTATGAAGCATCTTCTCTAGCATCTGGTGATGTGATTCAAATGTTTAATTTACCAAATGGTTCAAGAATCATTTCTGGTAGATTAGCACATGACGCATTAGGTAGTTCAACTACTTTGTCAGTTGGTTACGCTGCTCACAATAATGCCGCTGGTACTGCTGTAAGTGCTTCAGCTGCTGCTTATAAAGCTGCTGCTGCTTCTACTTCTGCAACTGCAGTTAACGCTGCAAACACTATTGCATTAGGTGAAAACTCACTTGTAGACGCTGATAAGGATGGACTTCCTGTTTCAGTAACTATGGGTGGTGCTGCAGGTACTGGTACTATTCAATTAACTATGATGTATGTACTAGACTAATAGTTTAGTATGTAATAATAGTATATAGATAGGCGGGGAAAGCGAGAGTGGAACTCGCCTATCTTTTTATGAAACAGATTAAAGATTTAAAACCTGTATTACATTTTAAAAAAGATAATTATGTATATAGGTATGTATTAGTAGATAGGTTTCAAAATGATAATAAAAATCATTATGGATTTGATACTAAAGAAGAGAGAACAACAGAAGAAATATTTGCGTTAGAAAAAGATAGACAAATAAGACGTAAGTATATTATAAGGAAGTAGTATGGCATCAACAGTAGACATTTGTAATGGAGCATTAAACCAATTAGGTGCAACAACAATACTTTCACTAACAGAAGATTCAAAAAATGCTAGACTTTGTAACTCAAGATATACTCAAGTAAGAGACGCAGTATTTAGATCACATCCTTGGAACTGTTTACAAAAAAGAGTAGAACTAGCACAATCAACTACAACTCCTGCATGGGGTTATAAATTTAAGTTTGATTTACCGGGTGATTGTTTAAGACTATTAAGAATATTAGATTTTGATTCTAACTATCAAGTAGAAGGTAGATCAATATTATCTAACAATGAGACTATGAAAATTTTATATATCTCAAGAGTAGAAGATCCTAATCAATATGATGAATTATTAAGAGAAACTTTATCTGCTGCACTTGGTTCAGACATTGCTTATGCAATAACATCTAACAATACTACATCACAAAATATGTTAGTTACTTATCAAGAAAAATTAAAAGATGCTAGATTTGTAGATTCAACAGAAGGTCAGAACGTAATTCAAGAAAATGGTATGGCAGATGCTGTAGATGCAGGTACATTCATAAACTCAAGGTTTTAATAAATGGCTAGAGTAGCTGCACAACTTTCAAACTTTACAGCGGGTGAGTTGTCGCCAAGATTAGATGGTAGAAATGATTTAGCAAAATATTCTGCAGGATGTGCAACTGTAGAAAATATGGTTATCTATCCTCATGGAGCTGCAGCTCGTAGACCAGGTACAAATTTTGTTGCAGCAGTAAAAGATAGTACAAAAAAAACAAGATTAATTCCTTTTGAATTTTCTACAACGCAAACTTATATGCTAGCGTTTGGTGATCAGTATATAAGATTTTATAAAGACAATGGTCAAATATTATCTGGTGGTTCAGCTTACGAAATATCTACACCATACTTAGAAGCAGAATTATTTGATTTAAAATTTGCACAATCTGCAGACGTTATGTACATTTGTCATCCTAATCCATGAAGTAGAAAAATTATCAAGAACAGGTCACACATCATGGTCGCTTACAGATGTTGATTTTTTAGAAGGTCCATACTTAGACGCTAATATATCTACTACAACAATTAGTATGTCAGCTCATACAGTTGGAACTGGTAGAACTTTAACAGCTAGTGCAGTTACTGGAGTTAATGGGTGGTTCTGGTTTTTTAACAACAGATGTTGGAAGGTTAGTTAGATTTAGAGATGGTTATGGAAAAATAACTGCAAGAACAAGTGCTACAGTTGTTACTGTTGAAATATTAAAAGACACAGGATCATCTAGTGCATCAACCGATTGGTCTCTTGGTGCGTTTTCAGACACTACAGGTCATCCTTCTTGCGTGTCATTTTTTGAACAACGATTGGTATTTGCCTGCAACATTAAATAATCCGCAAACAGTTTACTTTTCTAAAGTCTGGTGATTATGAAAATATGGATGCAAATATTGGTGGTACTGTTGCAGATGATGATGCTATTATTTATACAATCGCATCTAATCAAGTAAATGCTATTAGATTTATGGCTGCTGGTAGAACTTTAATAATAGGTACTGCAGGTGGTGAATTTACAGTAAGTGGTGGTGGAGATAATGATGCAGTAACACCAACAAACATTCTAATTAAAAAACAATCTAACCATGGTGCAGCAAACACAGATGCAATAGCAGTTGCTAACGCAACATTATTTTTACAAAGAGCAAAAAGAAAAATTAGAGAACTAGCCTATAACTTTGATGTTGATGGTTATGTAGCTCCAGACATGACAATCCTTGCTGAACACATTACTAAAGGTGGTTTAACACAAGTTGCATATCAACAAGAACCTAATCAAATTATTTATGCAACAAGAGAAGATGGAGAGTTAGTAGGATTAACATATCAAAGAGAGCAACAAGTAACTGCTTGGCATAGACATATCTTTGGTGGAAGATTTGGTATAGCAACAATTACAGTTTCTGATTATGCAAATATTGCAAACAAGAACTAAAATTACTTTAACAAAATCAGATGGTACAACTGTAGATTTTGAATCTACAACAGGAACTGCTGGAACAAATGAATTTAAAACTGAAACCAACAATAATACTACCGCAACTAATTTAAAAAATGCAATCAATGCTCACACTAATTTTACTGCAACAGTATCAAGTGCAGTAGTAACTATTACTGAAACAGCACATGAAGCAACAGGATATTTAACAATTAAAAGTTTTGACAAAACAAGATTAACAGCAACAAGCGAAGGTAAAGCAGTAGTAGAAAGTGTAGCGGTAATTCCTACAGATGATAAAGAATATCAAACATGGGTAATTATTAAAAGAACAGTTAATGGTGCAACTAAAAGATATGTTGAATATTTAAACGAACTTGATTTTGATGAAACAGATAACACATCATTTAATTTTTTAGATAGTGCATTAAGTTATAGTGGTTCAGCAGTTACAAATCTTTCTGGATTATCACACCTTGAAGGACAAGTTGTTTCAATATTAGCAGATGGTGCAACGCACCCCAATAAAACTGTAAGCTCTGGTGCGATAACTTTAGATCGTTCAGCAAAAGATGTTAAGATTGGTTTAGCTTTTACATCTTTATTACAAACAATGAGATTAGATGCTGGTTCACAAGATGGTACTTCACAAGGTAAAACTAAAAGAATATTTGATATTACAGTTAGAATGTTTGAAACTATTGGTGTAGAGGTTGGACCAGATTTAACTGATATGGAAAGAATACCTTTTAGAACTTCTGCTAACTTAATGGATGAAGGTATACCACCATTTACAGGAGATAAAGAAGTAGAATTTAGAGGAAACTACGAGACAGATGGGTTTATTTATGTTAGACAAACTCAACCTTTACCTTTTACAATTTTATCGTTATACCCAAGGTTAGTAACAAATGATGGATAACATACTACATATAGTGCCTTATACTGCACAACATGGACAATTTATTTTATCTCAACAAATGAATCATAAGGTATTAGAAGCAGATAGACATTATATTAATGTTGATGGTGATGCTAGAAACTTAGAACAAGATCATTTAGCATTTACTGGTATCGTTAATCATGAACCTATCTTTGCTGCAGGAATGAAAATGATTTGGGGTCAAGTTGCTGAAGGTTGGGTGATTGCAACAAGCGAGATGTGGAAACATCCACTAGGTGTAGCTAAAGCAATTAAAAAAGATTTTGCAAGAGTTGCTAAAGAAAATAATATTACTAGAGTTCAATCTGCAATTAGAAAAGATTTTAAAGAAGGTCAAAGATTTGCAGAGTGGTTAGGTTTAGAAAAAGAAGGTCTGATGAGAAAATGGGGATTTGATGGATCAGACCAATATATGTATGCGAGGTTATTCTAATGGGTTGGGTAACAGCAGTAACATCAGTAGTAGCAGCACAACAAGCGTCAGCAACAGGTAAATATAATCAAGCTGTTCAAGAAAGAAATGCTGTAATTGCAGAACAAGAAGCTGGTCAAATAGAAAAACAAAAAGAATTTGATCTTGCTAGATTTGATCAGCAGTTTTCACAATTACAAGGTCAAACAAAAACAGCTATATTAAAATCTGGTGCAGAGCTATCTGGATCTGGTTTAAATATTATGAGATATAATTCTGAACAGGCAGAAATAGAAAAAGATATTATAGATTATAATTCTAAAGTTGCAGAATCAAGAAAAATGGAAGAAGCAAACTTTGCTCGTATGCAAGGTCAACTTGCAAGAATGGAAGCAAAACAAGCACAATTAGGATATTATGCACAAGCAGGTCAAAGTTTAATGACTAACTATGGATAAATATGAGAAATTATAAATCAGAATATAAAAACTACCACTCTAAACCAAAACAAAAAAAGAATAGAGCTAGTAGAAATGGTGCAAGAAGAATTATGAAAAAAAAACTTGGTAATAGTATATTGGGTAAAGATATAGATCATAAAGATAGAAACCCTAGAAACAATAGTAGAAATAATTTAAGAGTAAGATCTAAATCTTATAACAGATCAAGGAATAAATAATGCCAAAAATACCTACATTTGCAGCAAGAGGTAGACCAACAGCAGAAGTTGGAAGTATTAAAACTAATTTAAAATTATCACCTACTGCTACACCTGCCGCTGCCTTACTACCTGCTGCTAAAGCTATTGATGATTATTATATTAAACAAAGAAACTTAGAAGAAAAAACTGAAGCTAATAAAAAATTTTTTGAAATTCAAAATAAAGTAGATGAAACTCAAGAAAAAGTTAAAAATGATTTTAATCAAGATAATGCAATTAATACATTTAATACAGATTATAATACTTTTAAAAATCAAATATTATCTCAAACATCTAATAAAAGAGTTAGAAAATTATTAGAAACAAAACTAGATATTGAATATCCGCAATATTTATTAACAGTTAAAAAAAATTCAAGAAATGCTTTAGAAACAGAAAATCTTGCAACACATAATTCTTTACAAAATACTTTAATGAGTAAACATTATTTAGCTTCTAAAGAAGAAAGAGTTAATATTAAAAATCAATTAATTAATAATGAAATAGATTTTAGTAACACTTGGGACACAGGAAAAACAGCATTAGATAAATCAATTAACGCTATAGAATCAGATTTATTTATTACTGATGTTGAAAAAGATATTGATAATAAAAATTTTGGTAAAGCATTATCTTTGTTAAAAGATATTAAGTCATCTAAATTTTTAGATACCGATAAAAGAATTGAATTAATAGAAAAAGTTCAAACAGAATTTAATAAAGAATTATCTTTACAAACTTTAGATAATGTTTTTTTATTAGGTCAAGGATCAACTGCAGTAGGAGCTGGTGTAAAAAATGTTAATGGAAAAGCAATAACTCAAAAAAATTTAGAAGAAACTGCAAATAGATTTGCTTTAGCAACAAATTCTAATGGAGAATTAGTTTATACAACTGCACAAGTAATAGAACAAGCCAATAAAAATAATACTAAAGTTCCATTATATTTAGAAACTTTAGATGCAGGTGGAAATATTACAGATACATCTAGTAAAGATGCAACGCTTACAGGTTTACAATTATATCAAACATTTAAAAATCAAAATGCTTTACAATCTTTAACATCTATTTATCAACTAGGTAAAGATGATTTAGCAACATATCAAAGATTAGATTTTGGTATGAATGTAATGAAACAAACATTTGAACAAGCATTTAATAATGAATTACAATACAAAAATAATCCAGATAAATTTAAACTACTTAAAGCTGATGGAAAAGCTGTTACTGCAAAAGTAAATGAATTAGATTTTCCTGGAGTTACTCCATTTGAATTTGGACTTGAATTTGAAAATGAAGCATACGCAAATATTATTATGAAAAATGTTGCTAACAACGCAATGATTGCAACTGGTTCACAAGAAACTTCTTTAGAGTTTGCAAAAAGTTATATTGAACAAAATTACAGAGTAGATGATTTTAAACAACTAGTTCCTATTAATAATACTTATCCAGAATATCATGATCAAGCTATAAAACTTTACATAAAAGATTTATATGAAAGTGGTAGAATTAACAAAGAACAACATAAAGAAGAAGATATTGTTCCAGTTTATTTTACAGTTGGTTCTTTAACAAGTAATCAAGGATTTGTTTTAAGAGATAAAAATACAGGTGTGCCAATTACAATAGATGTTGTTGATCCTCAAGGTGATTTTGATGAAGGTAGTTATGATAAAGCTAGAATGACTTATAAAGATATTGTAGAAAAAATATATCCATTAATGAAAGATCAAAGATATGAAGATTTTGTAACTACATATAATAGAATACAAGAACAAAAAAGAGAATTTGATGAAACAATAAGTATAATGCCATAATGTCTAGTGAAAATTTAAACATTAATGTAAATCCTTTAGAAGAAAAATCTGATAAAATAGAATTTACAGTAGACAAAATGGGATTATCTAATCCTGCTAAAACTATACCTACTGATGTAGATTATTTTATAAGAAAACAAAAAGGTGAATTAGATTCTAAATTTACTTGGAAAGAAGCATTAACAAAATCTTTTGAAATAGATAATTTATTTGTATCTGGTATTAATAATTTTGGTAAAGAAGATGGTTATGCAATAGACTTTGATTTTGTTCCAACAAAAGAGATGGTAGATCGTATAGATCAATATCCCAACTATATGAGAGATGCTTTTTATGATGCAAAAAGCGAAGAACATTTTTTTGATATAGAAAAACAAGTACAAGAAAGATTAGAAACTGAAGCTGAAATATCTAAATTAGGTTGGAAAGGTTTTGGTGCAAGAATGATTGCTGCTGTTGCTGATCCTGCTGCAATAGCTTTATCTGTAGCAACAATTCCTTTTGGTGGTTATGGAGCTTATGCAACAATGCCAAGCAAAGTAATGAGATTAAAAAGAGCATTGAAGTTTGGTGCTATAGTTGGCGGTGAAAACATGGCTATTGAAGCTGGTTTGGTTGGTTTAGATAAATATAAAAATCCTATTGATATAAAATATGCTGCACTTGCTGGATTTACTTTAGGTTCACCTGCTGGATGGATTGGTAGAGTTAATGCAAAAACAAATGCAGTACCGCAAGATATTGTTAAGTCTTATAAAAAATTAGATGTTGCTGCAGAAAAATACAAACAAACATTAGAACTTCAAGAGATACAAGAGTTTGCAACAAAACATAATTTAGATTTAAATCCAGATTTTATAAAAAATAAAAGAATGATTTTAAATGAAGAAGCTAATTCTATGAATCCTAAAGTTGTAGATGATCCTAGAAACGCACCAGACATTGGAAGTTATTGGGAAGAAACATTTAAAAAAACACATTTTAGATTTGATATTGCATCACAACTTAATAGATCACCAGATCCAATTATAAAAAGATTTAGAGAAACATTTGTTAATGATCCTGTTGTTGGTAACACTAAAGGAGATACAGCTATTGATTGGAAAAACAGAACTCAATATCAAACTATGTATGATTATAATAATTATAGAGAAATTGCTTTACGATCTTTTAAAAATGCAAATAAAGATGTTTCTTTTAAAAGTCAATTTGACATTGAAGAAAGATTTGAAGCTCTTATGTCAGATTTAAAAGAATTTCCAGAAAGATTTGATATGTCAAATGAAATTACTACAGAAATGAGAAAATTATCATCATTAGCTGCTAAAGCGTTTGATGATACTTTAGATGTTGTTGCACAAACAGGAAGAGAGGGTTGGGATGAAATAGCTGGTAGAAGAGTTCCTAATTATATTCCTCATGTTCATTCACCATCTAAAGTTATGAGAGCAATAGATGATTATGGTCAAGACCAAGTAGAATTAGTTTTTGCTAATGCTTTGCGAGATATGAAAGGTGATTTAGGTGATAAATTATTTACAAGAATGATCAAAAGAATTGTCGCTAAAATAAGTAATGCAAAATATTATGGTCAAGAATCAGATTTAGCAAGAGCTTTTCAAGGTTCTAATACTGCTGTTATAAAAGAATTTTTAGAAGGTTTGGATTTAACTGAACAACAAATTAATATTATATTAAATAAAATTCAAAAAGGTTCTGGTAATACTTTAGATCCTAATGCTAAAACAAGATTACCAATTCAATTAAATGAAAGAATAGATATTAAAAATATTAAAACAGGAACAATAGATTCTTTATCAGTAAAAGATTTAACAGAAAGAAATCTTACAAGGTTATTAAAAAGATATAATCAACAAGTTTTAGGTGCTGCAGCAATGGCTCGTTTTGGTAATTTTAAAAATAATAAAGAATATTTAGATTTTTTAAAAGACGTAAAAGAAAGAGGAGAAGCAAATCCTAAGTATAAAAATATATATAGAGACGTAGAAAATATAGAAGTTGTTGTTGCATCACTTACTGGTAAACAATCTCCATTAGAAAAAAATGGTGATCCAAATGGATTTATGAGAAGAATGGCAAGACTTGCACAAGATTACAACTTTTTAAGATTATTTGGTCAAGTTGGTTTTGCTCAAGGTGCTGAACTTTATTCAGCAATATCTGAAGTAGGATTAAAAACATTTTTTCAAGCTAACCCAGCATTTAAAGATATAATGGGTAAATTAAGAGCAGGAGAAGTTAAGTTTGATGATGAGATTTTAGAAGAATTAAGATCACAAGGTGTGCCTGTTGGATTAGATAAGTTTATGCACTCACCAGTAGGAAGATTAGATAACGAACTTGATATACCATTAGACTCTACAGGTAGTAGATTAGATGCTGTAGAATTAGCTTCTGCTAAAGCTAAAAGATTTGTATCTGATATTTCTTTTTTAAATCCAATGACCATGTATTCACAAATTATAGCAGGTAGAGGATTAGCATTAAAAATATCTAATAATGTAAATGATTTAATTAAAAAATATAAAACAACAAAAGTATTTGATAAATTGTCAAAAGGAGATCAAATTAGATATAAATATTTTGGTTGGAATGAAAAAGAATTTAATTTAATTGCAGATCAAATCAGTAAACATTCTGTTTATAAAGATGGTAAATATCAAGGTATTGGTTTAGATAATTGGACCCCAGATGCTAGATCACATTATAGTGTTGGTATGCAAAGATTTATAGATCGTGTTGTTCAAAGAAATGATGTTGGTGTAATGAACAGATGGTTTACTTCAGACTATGCTAGAATACTTACACAGTTTAGAACATTTACATTAGGATCATATACAAAACAATTAATGAATAGATTGTATGTTCTTGCAGAAACAAGGGGTAAAGATTTTCATACTTATTCTGCATTTATGGCATCTATGATTGGTGCTGTACAATTCTATGCAGTTCAAAGTTATATAAATTCTTTTGGTAGAAAAGATCAAAAACAATATTTAGAAAAAAGATTATCACCAGAAAATTTAGCAAAGATAGGATTTTTAAGATCATCTTGGTCATCATTAATACCTGGTGCTATAGATACAGCTTTATATCCATTTTTAGATGACTTACCTTTTAGTTATGGTAGAAATACAGAATTATCTTCTCAATTTTTAAGTGGTATACCTACAGTAAACTTACTTCAAAGCACATTTGATACTAGTAGAAATTTAACAAAGTTAGCTTTTGACCCAACATATCAAGCATCAAAAAGAGATGTACAACAAGGTTTATCTTTGATAGCACTACAAAATGCTTTAATAATAAAAAATATTAACAATATAATTGTTGATGAATTATCAGAATAATAATATAGAGATAGTAATATGACAGTATCTTCAACTACAGTAAAGAATTCCTACTCTGGTAATGGGAGTACAACCCAATTTGCTTATGGTTTTAAAATATTTGCGGACTCAGATTTAATTGTAATTATTAGATCATCAACAGGAACTGAAACTGTTAAAACTTTAACTACTCACTATACAGTAGCAGGTGCAGGAGATGCTAGTGGAGGTTCAATAACTTTCACATCTGGTAACACTCCAGCGTCTGGTGAAACAGTTGTGATCATTAGAGAAGTTCCGCAAACTCAAGCGATAGATTATATTGCTAATGATCCATTCCCTGCGGAATCACATGAAGAGGGTTTGGATCGTGCAACCATGACTACTCAACAGGTTCAAGAGGAAGTAGACAGATCACTTAAATTATCAAGAACAAACACTATGACATCTACAGAGTTTACTGTAGGTGCAACAGACAGAGCCAATAAAGTTTTATCTTTTGATTCTTCTGGAGAACTTTCAGTAACACAAGAACTAGGAACTTTCAGAGGTAACTGGTCAGCATCAACTGCTTATCAAGTTAGAGATTTAGTTAAAGATACTTCGACTAATAATATCTTTATGGCTAACACAGCTCATACATCTTCTGGTTCACAACCATTAACAAGTAATACAGATTCAGCTAAATGGGATTTAATTGTTGACGCTGCAACAGCAACTACATCTTCTACATCAGCTGCCAACTCTGCCACAGCTGCTGCAAATTCAGCTACAGCTAGTGCCAATTCAGCTACAGCAAGTGCTAATTCAGCATCTGCTGCTTCAACTTCAGAAACAAATGCTGCTACATCAGCATCAACATCTTCTACTCAAGCAACTAATTCTGCTAACTCAGCTACAGCATCTGCTAACTCTGCTGCCGCTGCCGCAGCTACTTTTGATTTATTTGATGACAGTTATCTTGGAGCAAAATCATCTAATCCAACAGTAGATAATGATGGAAACGCATTGCAAGATGGAGCTTTATATTTTGATACGACTAACAATGTAATGAAAGTTTATGATCTTGGAACTACAACATGGTTGCAATTAACTCCAACAGTTTCAAATCAAAACAATATTAATACAGTTGCTGGTATTGCAAGTAATGTAACAAGCGTTGCAAATATTTCTTCAGATGTTACGACAGTAGCTGGTATAGCAAGTGATGTTCAAGCAGTAGAAAATATTTCATCCAATGTAACTTCAGTTGCAAACGTAGCAAGTAATGTTACGACAGTAGCTGGTATATCATCCAATGTTACTAGCGTAGCAGGAATTTCATCTAATGTTACGACAGTTGCAGGTATCTCAAGTGCAGTTTCAAATGTTTCAAGTATTTCAAGTGCTGTATCAGCAGTAAATTCAAACTCTTCAAATATTAATACAGTTGCTGGATCAATAACTAATGTTAATAATGTTGGCGGATCAATAGCCAATGTAAATACAGTTGCAACAAATTTAGCTTCAGTAAATAATTTTGGCGAAGTTTATCGTATTGCTTCTTCAGCTCCTACAACATCACTAAATTCTGGAGATTTATATTTTGATACAACAACAAATATTTTAAATGTATATGGTGCTAGTGGATGGCAGAATGCTGGATCATCAGTTAATGGAACTTCAGACAGATTTAAGTTTGTAGCTTCTGGAACTCCAACTACTTTTAGTGGATCAGATGCTAATGGTAATACACTTGCTTATGATGCTGGATTTATAGACGTATATTTAAATGGTATTAAGATGGTTAATGGAACAGATGTTACAGTTACATCTGGTAGTTCTATTGTCTTTGCTTCTGCTTTAACTAATGGAGACATTGTTGAAGCTGTAGCTTTTGGCACATTTGCAGTTGCATCACTAACTAATACTACTGTTACTGGAAGTTTAAGTTTTCCAGATAACATAAAAGCAAAATTTGGAACTGGAAACGATTTAGAAATTTACCATGATGGTGCTAACAGTTATATAAGTGAGGTTGGTTCTGGAAATTTATTTGTAAATACAAATGGAACTAAAATAGCTCTTATATCTGATTTAAGTAGTTCTAATGGAAAAATGGCAGAATTTACTAAAGATGGTGCTGTTGAACTTTACTATGACAACTCTAAGAAATTTGAAACAACTTCTACTGGTGTAACAGTTACAGGAAAATTTAATGTAAGTTCTAATATTGCTGACTTTGCTATTAAATCAGAAAACACAACTCACAATGCTAGAGTAGATATTATAGCAAGTGGAAGTAATAAAAATAGTATTTTAAACTTTGGAGATGGAGCATCAAGCACAGTAGGTTATATTGATTATGACCATGCTGATAATTCTTTACGTTTTGCAACTTCAGCAACAGAGAGAGCTAGGATTGATGCGTCTGGAAATTTCTTGGTGGGAAAAACAAATACCACTTTTGCAACAGCAGGTTTAAATCTTCAACCTAATGGTAGAGTAGATATTACAAGAGATGGTGGTCAATCAGGTTACTTTAATAGAACAAATAGCGATGGTGCTATTGTAGGATTTTATAAAGATGGAACAGCAGTTGGTGCAATAACAGCAAGAAGTGGCGACATGAGTATTCATTCTACTGCTTCTAATCATTCTGGTTTAAGATTTGGATTTGATTCTATATTTGCTACTAGCAGTTCTGGTGCAGAAAATGACAATGTGTGTGATTTTGGTTCTCCAAATTTAAGATTTAAAAACATTTATCTTGGTGGTGGTGCATATCTTGGTGGCACAGGCACAGCAAACAAATTAGACGATTATGAAGAAGGAGATTGGACACCTACATTTACAAGTAACTCTGGCTCAAGTTTATATTCTGGAACTTCAGTTGGTAAATATACAAAAATAGGTAGAGCTGTAACAATATCAGCAAGATTTCCAAATACTCATGCTTTAAGTGGTACAACAACTTATTTAAGACTAACTGGTTTACCGTTTGCTTGTATAAATGTTTCTAATGCTGAAAGTGCTTTAGCTGTTTGGTGTAGTGGTGGATTTTCTGTAACAGGAACTATCCAAGCAAGAACAGAAGTAAATCAAAGTGAGCTTGTAATACAACTTCAACAAAGTGGTAGTGGTTCAAATATTACAAATGCAAATTTTAGTGGAAATGTAAATTTAGATATTGGTGGAGTGTACTTTACATCATAACAACAACAACACAGGAGAAAACAATGGCAATAACTAAAGAGACACAGATTGGTAAAATCGAAGTGGTCGGAAAATACAAATCAGTTCAAGTAAGAACAGATACTGTAGTTATGGAAGACAACGAAGAATTATCAAGAAAGTATCATAGACACACTTTAGCACCAGACGCAATAATTACTGATGAACATGATGAAGTGAAAGCAGTATGTAACGCAGTCTGGACACAAGATGTTAAAGATGCTTATGCAACTTTTAAAGCTGAACAAGAGGATTTATAATTAAATGACTAACGCAAGAGATAAAGCAAACATACCTGCACTTAACTTTTCATCTACTGGTATAGATGACAATGCTACAAGTACAGCAGTTACAATTTTATCAGATGGAAAAGTTGGCATTGGTACTGTAAATCCAGTTAGAGAGCTTCATGTTGATGGTTCTACTTCTAGTATTGCTATTGGAAAAAATGGAAGTGGAAGTGCTACATTAAGATTTTATAGTGATGGTTCACAAAAATCTTACATTCAATTAGACTCATCTGAAAACATGGTTTACTATGCACCATCTGGAACAGACCAACAGTTTTATGCAAGTGGTTCAGAAAAGATGAGATTAAATTCTACTGGACTAGGTATTGGAACTTCATCGCCAGCTGCAGGTTTAGAAGTATCTAACTCAAGTGGTATTAAAATTTCTAGGTCTGGTTACTCTCAGTATATGCAATTATATCCTGCTAATAATAATGTTCCTACGATTTTAGGATTAGGTGGTAATGGTATTCACATAGGTACAACAACAAGTACAGGCATTCATGTAGATGGCTCTGATAATGTTGGAATAGGAACTACATCTCCAGTTAGTAAAGTAAATATTGAAGCTACAAAAACAACAGCTTTATCTTCAATGAATGATTTTTTAACATTAGGTTTAACTGTTGATGATAACACAACTTATAATGAAGGAGTAGGTGGTGGTATTGCTTTTAGAGGAAAGAGACAATCTGGTGGACAACAAACTGTTTATGGAGCAATCGTTGGAACAAAAATAGATAATTCTAGTGATGGATATAATGGTCATTTAAGATTTTTCACTAATAATAATAGTAATGGTGTTCCTACTGAGCATCTTCGTATCACATCTGCAGGATTGGTGGGAATTGGAGAAACGGCACCTCAAGGAAAACTTCATGTAAGAACTGCAGATAGTGGAGCAACTGTTAATCTTGAAGCAGATGAATTAATAGTTGAAAATGGAACATCTGGAAGTGCTGTAGGAATAAGTATTCTTTCTGCAACTAATGGATATGGCAATCTCTTTTTTGGAGATAGTGGAGATAATAATGTAGGTCTTGTTCAATATGACCACTCTAGTAATGCTATGAGATTTTTTACAAATGGCTCAGAACGTATGCGTATCACCAGTTCTGGTCAAGTTGGTATCGGAACTACATCGCCTGCTGAAAAATTTCATGTTGTTGATACAGGAAGTAGTCAAGCAGCTAAAATTCATAGTGATACAAATAATTCTGGTGTTTTAGGAATGAGTGTTTTAGCTGGTCAAGATAGTGCAACAAATAGTGGAGATTGTAAATGGATTAGATTAGCAGATGGAAACGATAGTGGAAAAGCATATATCCAATTTAAAGGTTCTGGACCAAACGCAGAGTTTGCAGCTATATCAGATGAAAGATTAAAAACAAATATACAAGATACTGATGTTGTTGGTTTAGATGTAATTAGTAATTTAAGACTTGTTAAGTTTGATTGGAATGAAACTGCTACACAAGATGCAGGTTGGAGTATGACTGGTCATCAAAAATTAGGTTTTATTGCACAAGAAGTAGAACAAATATTACCAGAATTTATTAGTGAAGATACTAATGGTTTTAAAATAATGGGAGACAGTGGATTTGTTCCTTATTTAATAAAAGCTATGCAAGAACAACAAACTAAAATTCAAGAATTAGAAGCTAGAATAACAACACTAGAAGCTAATAACCCATAATAATAAGGAGAAAATAATATGGCAACAACATACGAATGGTCTTTCCCAAATTTTGAGACAGACGCAGATAACAAAGTTAAAGTTATCCATTGGATACTTACAGCAGTAGATGGAGAACACTCTGCAACTATGTATGGTTCTGATGGTGAAACTAGCGACCAAGACTTTGACAGTATGACTAAAGAAGATGCTATAGCTTGTGTATTAGAACATTCAGATACTACTGAAGATGATATGAAAGCTAATCTTGATGCACAAATCGCATCACAAAAAGCACCTACTTTAACGTCTAAAACTAAGGAGTGGTAATATGAACTTTAAGTTCGATGATAAAGATTACGATAGCGATAAGCTATCTGATAATGGCAAATTATATTTAGGTAAGTTGCAACAAATCCAAGCTAAACAACAACAGTTAAACTTGGAGATGGCAGACGTAAATATATTGCAAGGTCATTATTCTAATCTTTTAAAAGCTGAACTTCCTAAAGATGAAGTTACAGAAGATAAAAAAGACTAATGAAATTTGTGTTGGCTTACACTATCTGCTCGGCTATCACAGGTATGTGTAACAACACATCAGTATCACCTATAGAATTTAATTCGTGGACCGATTGTACTAAAGCAGGTGCTGTTGCTACTATTAAAGTTACCAATGAAAATTTAGAAAAATTTAATAAAGAAAAATTATATGTAACTTACTTCTGTAATAAATTTGAGGGAAAAAATGCCTAAGAATACTGCTCTTGAAAGAATAGAATCACACGAAAAACTTTGTCGTATTATGCAGAAACAAACTCATCAAAAAATTCATAACATAGAATCAGAGATTAAAGATATTAAGAAACATCTATACTACGCTATGTCAGCTCTTATAGGTGGTATGTTTACAATCATAGTTATTTTATTTCAAAAACTTTAACTCTAAAGGTCTTTATGGCTAGAAGAAAGAAAGCAGTTACTGGTCTAACCTCAGAAATTAAAGCTCAACTTAGACTTGCTGAAGATCCTAATTTACTTGTATTTTTACCACTTGGCGGACTTGGTCCTGTAGATATTGTTACTTTAAATATGACAACAGGGGAGTATAATGCTTACGATGTTAAGTCTAAAAATTATAGAAAAGCTGACAGTTATGTTGCACCAGATGGATATAAAAGAAATCTTAAAGGATCTTTTATATCTAGGGGTACAACTAAAGAGCAAAAGAAACTTAACGTAAGGATTATATACGAATGAAATTATCAGAAAACTTTACACTACAAGAACTAACTAAATCAGACACAGCAATAAGACTTGGTATAGCTAATGAGCCTAATTCAGATCAGATTGCTAAACTACAAAACCTTTGCGAGACTTTACTACAACCAGTTAGAGATGAGTTTGGTCCAGTAATTATAACTTCTGGATTTCGTAGTGCAGAGCTATGCGTAAAAATAGGTAGCTCAATCAATAGCCAACATTGCAAAGCTGAAGCGGTAGATTTTGAATGTCCAGGTACTGATAATGCTGATCTTGCTTATTGGATTAAAGATAATATAGAAGGTTGGGATCAAATGATCCTTGAGTTCTACACAATCGGTGAGCCTTCAAGTGGATGGGTTCATTGTAGTGTTGCAGAAAAACCTAGAAAACAATTCTTGAGAGCTTTTAAAGAAGATGGTAAGACGAAATACAAACCTATAATTGGAGATATAAGATGTGGTTAAGTGCAATTAAACTAGCAGTAAATGCTGGTAGTCATATTTATAAAAAGAAACAAGAAACTAAAATGATGATGGCTAACGCACAAGCTAAACACGCAGAAAAGATGGCTAGTGGTGAGCTTGAGTATAGTGGTAAGTTATTAGAAGCAAGACAATCGGATTGGAAAGACGAGTTCGTATTAATCGTGCTAACGCTGCCAATTTTAGTAATTGCGTATGGGGTTTTTAGTGATGATCCTGGTGCAGCTTCTAAGATAAAAGAGTTCTTTGAACAATTCCAGCAGCTTCCTAGTTGGTTTACAAATTTATGGATTCTTGTCGTGGCTAGTATTTATGGGATCAAAGGTACACAAATATTTAAAGGTAAGAAATGATCAATAAAAGTTTTGCACAACAGTATAGCAAGAAGGTAACTATGTTATCGCAGCAAACTGGTAAGAAGAAAAAGAAAAAGAAATATAAGAAGAAGAAGTAATGGCTAAGCAAAAGTTTACACACTTTATACCTAGAGATAAACCTAAAAAACGTGGACCAGGTCAACATAAAAAATCTATGAGTAAAGGTGAGAAACGTCAAAAACGTACTAGAAGATACAAGGGTCAAGGTAGATAATGATGGAGTATGCCTATATGAATTATTATTTTACAGGTGCATTAATAGTTGCTTTTGTACTTCTTGCTTTCTTTGGAGGACCACCTAGATGAAGATAAGTGAAAATACATCTGTAAGTATGCCAATGAAAAATATGATTGGTATTATTATAGCTGTTGCTATGGGTGTCTTTGCATACACAGAAGTTACTGCCAGACTTACATCCCTTGAGACATCAAGAGAATTATTCCAAGCTGATCTACTTAAAAAATCTGAGCAACTTCCAACTGATCAAGAACAATATATGTTGATAGAAGATTTATATAAGACAACAGAAAAATTAGAATTGACTCAAGAACAAAACATGACAAATAAAGTTAATATACAGTTTTTAAGAGATCAATTAGATAAAGCGTTAACTGATGTTGAGGATTTAAAAGACAAGGTAAGACAAAATGGAACAAGTCATTAGTACAGTTGTGGCTCTTTGTATGTTTGTTGCAGGTGAATTAACTGAACACAGAATACAACCCGCTATGTCAGATTGTCTAAAAGGTAAACGTGTTGCTGAACGTGATGCTAATGATAATATTGAATATAAATGTGGTAAAGTAAAAGCAGAGTTAGAAGAAAATATTGATGGTAGCAAAGCAATTAAAAAAATAGTAGAAGAATAATTATGGCTATCAGAAAAACTACTAAAGGTAAGAACGCAAACTACAGACCCACAAAGTCTGGAGCTGGTATGACCGCTAAAGGTGTTCGAGCTTACAGACGTGCTAATCCTGGTAGTAAGTTAAAAACAGCAGTAACTGGTAAAGTAAAAGCAGGATCTAAAGCTGCTAAACGTAGAAAAAGTTATTGTGCTAGATCATTAGGTCAGTTAAAAAGATCGTCTGCTAAAACTAGAAATGATCCTAATTCTAGAATAAGACAGGCAAGAAGGAGGTGGAAATGCTAGATAGATTTATATTAAAAATTTGTGGTTGGATAGATGATCAATTTCAAAAAGTAGAAGATGTTTTAACTTTTAAATTTTGTAGCTGCAAAAAGAAAAAGAAAAAAAAGTGAAAAAAAAAGGTTGGAAAAAACAAAAAGTTAAATCATTAATTTGTGGTTACTGTAAAGAGTGCAACAAACAATTAATGAGTGATGAAGGTGGATGGATTATCACAGCTAAGAAACAATATTTTTGTCATGATGGTAAAGATGGTTCTTGCTTTGATAACTATTGTGAGATAAAATTGAAACAACAACAGGAGAATAACTATGTATGGTAAGTCAAAAAGTAAAAGTAAACTAACAGCTAAGCAAAAAACTCTGCCGAAGTTTTTACAAAATAAAATTAAAAAATCTAAAAAGAAGAAGAAGTAATGAAAAAAGGTTATCACAAAACTAAATCTGGTAAAATGGCTAAGAAGGGTCTTTACTATAACATCAATAAAAAAAAACGAGCTGGTACTTCGAAAAGTAAAGCTAAGAGTACAATTTCTGCAAAGGCTTACAGAAATATGAAGTCTGGATTTAAGAAGTAGTTATTGGCAACAACTCTTCTTTTAATTTAGAATACTCTTCCCATATAGGATATTCAGTTCCCCAATATCTAGACTTGTTTTGTTTATTGTTTAGTGAATGTAAAACTGTAGTGTGATCTTGACCAAACACTCTTCCAATAGATGAGATACTTATATTATATTCTTCATGTAAAAGATTATAAAGTATACTTCTTGTTCTAACTATATCTCTAGTTCTACCTTTGCCAAACACATCGTGTTTACTTACAAGATATTTTTCACAAACCTTATCTACTATTTTATTAACAGTTTCTAAGTTTGCATTCTTATAAACAACTCCAATTATTTTTTTATTACTATCATCAATAGGTTGTTTCTGTAAAAGTTTTGCAGCATATAAAAATCCTTCCGAGAACCCTACCTCATATAATCTTTCTTCTTGGTTCGTAAGAAGGTAAAATGCTTTCTTAACTTTGTATACGAATGTGTTTTGGTCTAAGTGTTTTATATGTTTATTATAGTGTTGACTTACGTTTATGGTCATAGATCCCCTACAGTTTTCCTTTCTTTTTTTTCAATCATTACGTTAATGACTATTTACTTGTCATTAACTGTTCTTTTGTCTGCTCTATTTGCCAAAGTAATTTATAAGAATCTTGTTGATACTTATTTACTTTCAGTTTTGCTTCCAGATACTTCTCGTGTTTCTTCGCTTGTTGATCCTTCAGCTTCTGCAGACGCATTCGGATTTGTTCCATCATGCTCCTTTTTCACTTTTGTAAAATCGATTCTTAAATTATCGATATTACATTCTATTAACTCACCTCTATTCTGGGTGTTACTAGCCTTCTTTACATCATCAAAGAGTTCAATCATTTCAAAATGACACTCTCCATTGATAATTCTTTTAAATTTTGTCATACTTTTTTACTTTTTTCAACTTTTTTTTGTATCAAAAAATCTATATACTGTTTAGCTTTTTTTAAATCTTCCACACCATTTTTTTTATTTTGTCTTAAAATATACTTAATTACATTGCCAGTACAAAAATCTAAATTGTTTGCAATAATAAAATCTATTGGTTCTATTTTATACTGAGTATAGTGCGGTGGATATTTAATATTATCTGTCATAAGTTTTTTTAGCAAGGTGGGGAAAACGATTAGAAAGGGAAAAAAAACCCCACCCTGCTGGATACCCTTTAGCCTAAGTTAAAAGGTATATTCGTTATTAGCACCTTCACTAGCTTTTGCAAAGGCATTTTTACTTGCTCCTGCTCCGCTTGGTGTTAAAATTACTGTCAATTCTCCTTCCTTGACATTGCCGTCTTGATCTTTTGACGGAAACGCAGCTTGATTATACCACTTGCCATTAATATTGACCCCAATGGTCCAGTTCTTGTCTGGATGTTTCATATTCTTAGGACCAATATAAACTGGAAGTTTATCTGTTGGAGACTTCCAATCTTTATTCTTGGTTAGGTTGATGTATATTTTTTCGGATTGATTATCCATGTTTACTCCTTAGTTATATAAACAACAATTAATTATCTAAAAATTGTTGTTTATTATTTGTTAGTTTGACTTCATGCTCACGAGTTTTGTCTCTGATTTGTTCGTATGCTTTGAAGTTATTGGTTTTAAGATGATTAACAACTGATCTTACTTGACTTTTAACTGAGTCTAATTGTTTTTCAGTTTTAGTTTTTTCGATCCTGTCAATGATCTCTTCTACATCTATCTCATCATCAAGATAGGTAGGTTCTTCTACAGATTTCTCTGAAGAATTTTTCTCAAATGGTTTTGCATTGTAACCATCTTCTAAATCTAAACCTGTTTTTAAGTTTAGTGCATTTAAGAATGCATACTTTTTACTGTATGACATTGCTTGACCAGTTCCGTATTTATCTAAACCACCCATTGCAGTACATCCATCAATGACAATAAAACTTGCTGGATCATCGATGTCAGTTATTCTCATGGTGCAAGTTACAATTACAAATCTATCCGTAACATCTGTTATGTAATTGCAGGTTGGATATAAACCATTTTTTAAAAGAGCTTCCATTGCCACTCTTTGCACATCATCATGAAGTAAAGGATTAAAAGGCATACCTTTAACCTTACTTGCTTTCTTTACACCACTTGCATGATTACAAGCATTGTGTAACTTCTTGTGTATGTTTGTCGTATTTTTACTTCCCATTCTATATACGTTATTATTTTCACTACTCATATTTAATACCCCATAGTTTATTGATTAGTTGTTTTTGTTCATCTGCTAAATCTTTATAATAAAAGAAATGATTAAGATCTGGTGGCTCCATCATATTAGCTAATCTATTAATGTTACCTTCAGCAAACATAATCATCTTCTCCCATGTTAGAATTTTATCTACCATGATATTGTAAAGATGTTGCAAGTGATCTGCCTTCATTAACTCATGGCTTTTATCAAAGATGACATAATCTTTATCATTAACATATACCAAGTAAGGTATCTTCTTTGTTGCCATGTAGTAGAACGAAGTTTGTGTAAGGTTTTCAATCGTAGGCTCTGTAGGTAATTCTTGAGTAATCATGTTCCACTCTTCTTTACCTTTAACCTTCCTTAAATTAGGTGGTTTAGTTTTAAGTTCTATAAATTTTGTTTTACTTTCATAATCTATTCTACCTAGAATATGTTTGATCATATCAAATTCTTTTAGCTCTACATATCTTTCGCAAACTAATTTATCTTTACCCATTATTTGTTGCACAACTTTTTTTGTAATAGGAATACAATCCATCGCAAATCTAATCATAGCTTCTCTGCCGTACTTATCTTTTGCGTCTACGGGTGGGTTCTTATTAATTTCTTCTTGCTCAGCTTTAAAACAAACATTAAAATTTCTATCCCACTCTGTTTCTTTAATTGTTTTAGTTTTATAAATTACATCTGCGATCTGTTTCTGGACCACATTATTTACTAGGTTGCCAAAGTTTGCTTTGTATCTAAATGGAAACTTCCTTCTAATTTCTTGAGGGAAACTATAACCAATAATATTTTTTGCGAAAGGTGTTGAGGTGCTAGAATAAGACCAATGATCTAATCCTTCTCCACCATTAAATATTGAAAATGCTTTTTCTATTTTGTTTTTTTCCATTTTTTTTATTGGTACTAGTACAATTTTTGGCTATTGTCAATAGTTCTAAAAGGTATATAACGGAAGGAAAATGATTAAAAAAAAACTACCATATAAAAAAGTGCGTATAATTTGGCAAGATATTTGCTCATCTTCGCAATGGTATGATGATTTATCTGATGTTGATAAGTTTAGTTATACTTGGTGTGAGGATATAGGATATTTATATTATAAAGATTCTAAAGTAGTTAAAATATTTACCTCATTTTTTTATGATGAAGATAAGTTATCTATTGGAAACATTACAGCTTATCCTAGATCAGTAGTTAAAAAAATAATATATGAAAAATGACATATTCTGGAATTTTTGATGAAACTGAATGTAAAAAAGAATTAGAACGAGCCAAGAAATATATTAAGAAACAAGCTGATATAATTTTGTCGCTTGAAAACGAGATACAAATAAAAGAATACGAAATAAAATTATTAAAAGAAAAAAAATAATGGCAAGATACACCTACGCATTTAGTAATGGCGATTATAATGATTGGCATAGAAAATATGACGGAATTGCCATGATTGATATTGATTCTGTTGAGTGTTGTGCTTATTGTTACGAGCCACTTGCTATAATTGAGACTTGTTATGATAAGGACCAGAAATATAAGGCTACAACCTTGTCAAAGATCATCGCTGAACGCCTAAACATACCTTGCTTTTTAGTATTCTATAAACAAACGACACATGGGAGCCTAACTTTTAGAATCAAGCGTATACGAGCCTCTAAGACAGAGTTTCAACACATGAATGAGGATCAATGGGTCGACATCTTGCGAAACCTACATATAAACCATAGTAAAAACTGTAAGAAAGGAAAATAAATGAATACATCTAGGGGATTTTTACATATTACCTATAAACTATACCACCACTTAGATATTATTGACGGAGTTAAGAAGTCTTATTGTCTTAATGTTTTTTTATCTGTCATGAAATATGCTTGGAAGAAAAATGGATATAAAGCAGGACTAAGGCATGAAACAATCCATAAAGACACAGGACTTTGCCGAACTACAATCAAAGAGTGTTTGGAAACTTTAAATAAACTTAATATTGTTAAATCTATTCGAGGTCGATCTGGAAAAACTTATGTTGTAAATGAAGTATTTTTGAGAGCTGAAAAACTTTACGAGCCAACCCAGATAGCCGTGTCACCGACACGAGATAGCCGTAATACGACTACATTAGAAGAAACAATATCCATTAATAATATAGGTAAAATAGTTAAGAGTTTTGCAGGGGATAGGGAGAAGATATTAGATGAATTATCTAAACTCCCTATTGAAGATTTAAAAGAAGATAAAACTAATATCTATTTATGTAAACTAGCTATTGAACGTAAACAAGATAATGAGAGAGAGAAGAGTGCAACATATGTAAATGCTGATAAAATATTGTCGGCATTGTCCAAAATAAAGAAAGAAACTAATCCAAGATACAAAGAAAAAAAAGCATATAATATTCGTAATGGTATTAAACCATGGGAAAGTAAGTAAATGCCAGGTAGACCCATGCGTAAAGTGTTTTGTCAAGGTTTTACTCGTGCCGGATTAAGAAAGGGATTAAAGATACCTTGTAAAATGAAAGGGTTATCTACTTGCAAACAATGTTTATAAGTGTAAATATCATGGCTATCAAAATGTTAAGGGATTTAAAAAAGAAAACTACACAGATGAAACTAGGATCAAACAGCTATCCAAACTAATACAATTTAAAAACTATACAGATGATAAACTCAAAGAATATTACTACGAAAAAATCAAACCAGGAATTGATAACAACAAACCAAGCAGATATAATATGCGACAAACTAGCAAATGGAAAAACCCTTACCGAAATTCTGGAGGATCAAAAGGAATATCCGTTCAGCTTGATGAAGTTTTATGCGTACTTAAAAAAAAATCCAGAATTAGAAATAAAAATAACGGAAGCTAGAAAATATGGAGTTCAAACTTTAATTGATAAACTACTTCAAGTCTTTAAGTATCAAGAAATTGAGGACCCAAATGCTATCTTGTGGATAAGAGAAAAAACTAAATTTATAACTTTCCTTGCTAATAAATTAACTGATCTTTATTCTGATAATAAAGTTCAACAAGTTAAAACAGATCAAAGTATAAAAATTTCTTGGGAAGATAATCAAAGTGATTTGATTGATGTAACTGCTGAAGATGTTTCAACAGCTACACCAGATAAAGATTAATATTCTAAGTTACTATTAAAAGTTACTTCTATATGACCATAAGGATCTCTCTCATGACAGTTTTTAATCTGCATATATAGTTCTCCAAGATCATAACAATTATCTTCAAATAAAAGTTTCTTTGTTACTTTTGGTTTAGCATATTTTATATGTTTTTTCTTTTTATTATCATAGTAACTTTCTCTTTTAATTACTGAGTATATTTTTACATCATCGTAACTTATCATTTGTTTTCCCTTTCTGTTTGTTGTTATATTTTTCTTGCCACATATTGAAAAACAGGATCATGATTTGTTGACCCATGTTTCAATCTTTTTTGAAATAATACTACTGAGTTATTTTCTGCACACCTCATAAAAAGATTTGCAATATCTCTTGTAGTATTATTAAAGAATCTATCTCTTGCAAGATAACCCTCATGATACGTTATTGATTCATTTTGTTTAGCTGTTTGTAGCCATGCTTCGTATTTGCTTAACATTTTTTTTATCCTTTGTTAGTTGTTTATTTTTGTAATGAATGAAGATACTTTTTTCTGCACTCAATATATTTAAAAGCATTTCTTTTTTTAATGCTGTTAATTCCTCTTTACTCATTTTTAGTATCACCTTGTATTTCTGTCTGGCAATCATCACCATAATCAACACCTTCATACTCTATTACTACTTTAGTTTTTTTATCTTCATGCATTTCACCTTCTCTATCCATACCACTATATACACACATATCTGCAATTTCATTCTCCGTTAATTGTTTAGGTGAAGTTACTTTCCACGTTCTTACATCAACTGATTGCTCAATGTATCTGTATTCATATTCTTTTGTCATTGTTTCCTTTCTATTTTTTAAATAATGTGTCGTTATAATATTTATGAGCTTTGTTTAACCACATTTCATAAAATTGATCATTGCACCCATTAAAAATAGGTTTCAATAATTTTTGTTTTACTTCATCAACTCTTTTTAAAAGTTGCTCTCTTTTTTTTTGCTCATACATTTTAGCTTTGTTTTTAGTTCTAATTAAATCTAATGCGTCAAAATCTATAGCCATTATTCCTCGCTTTCCTCTGTTCCCTCATCCATAATATCTTCAAAGAAACAATCAACTTCTTTATATTCTGCCATGCCTTGATTGTGTAAAATAGTAGCTTTCTCTAAACTATCTGCTTCTATTATACATTCTTCTCTTATATTTTTTGTAACATCTCTCCAAAATGTATATTGTTTTTTCATTTATTCCTCGCTTTCTGTTAAATGTTTTTCTCTAATATCCTCAACAAAAGATTGTAGAATTTTTAATTCATCAATAGGCAATTGATTACCTTGTATCAATTCATCTAATTGACTATGTAATAATTCTAATTTTTTATACTCTGTCATTTATTTTTCGCTTTCTTTTATTTCAAAATTATAAAAATTTTCATCACAATTTAAACATACATAAGGATAATCAATTTCTTTAATTATCTCGTTGTATAATTTTGATGAACATTTTGGACAATTTTTTTCTGTTTTATCTTTTTTTTTATATACCATTTTTTCCCCTTTGTTTTACGTTATTATTAATACTATCATCACAAATAAAAGTATTACATAGCAATAAAAATTAATACTTGTCATGATGTCACACTTTCTTTTTTGTATTGTTTTTTAAACTCTCTTAAACTCTTAGCGTTTGATTTGTGCAAGTGATCAAATATTATATAAAAAAATGGGTTTATATCCGAACAGGACCACCCAAACCGATCACTAGCTTTTTGAATTAAGTTTAAATATGTATCTTTCCAATTATTCATTTAAACCCCTAACTTTATTTCTTAAATCAATTAATTCTAATGATAATTCAAGATTTAATTTTAATGATTGATTTAATTTTTTATTTGTCGATCTAACATAGTGATCAATATGCATATCGCCTATAGACAGAAATTTCTTTTTACTTTCTGAATAATACTTTATTTTTTTAAAACTCTTTAAAGTATCTGACGCAATCGCTCTGTTATCAATTACACCCTGTATTTTTATTATTTCATTTAATGTCATTATTGAACCCTCTCAATTATGTTGTTTTTAATTGTAATTTTTGCAAACCATTTTCTATTAACATCGCAACCAATCACAACCCCGTCTGCTTTGTACTCATCCTTAAAAATATTAGTTTCCGAATAATCTAGCTCGGACCCTATATTATTTTTAAGCTCTTTTTTTGTCTTATAGTATAACTGTATTGTCATTTTTTCTTATCCTTTCATTGTTTATTTAAGATCAACCACAAACCCGGAATTGTCCCGGTCTAGTTTACCTTTATCATTTAAAGTTAATTTTTCTTTAAGACCTACAACGACATTTTTATCATCTAAAAATCTTAGATCGTGTAAATCTCCATTTATAACCTTAAAACCTTTATATTTTGCCGGTAGTTTATTTCTAAAAACTACAGCTACATTGCCACCGGCTTTTAAAACTTGAGTAGCTTGAAAGTCATTAACTTCATTACGACTAAATGTTAAATGATAATTAGCCGGTAATTGACCCTTTAAATATTTAATCATACGTTTAAAATGTTTTGTGTAGTCGTAAAATTGGACGTTAGGAAACAACTCAAATATTTTGTGATTTTCCCACATAATATCACTAGTTGTGTTTAATCTTACAACCGGTTTTAAGTTCTTTTTTTTACAGTTGATTTCATGATTTCTAATTTCACGGGTCATCATGCTTAAAAATTTAGCACGTTCTTTAAAATAAAATAAAGTTCTATTAACCCTTCCTAATGTTTTTTGTGGCATATGGACCGGGTTACCGGCTTCATGTAAACAAGCACCCTCACAACCTTTAGATTTACTTGCACAAACTTCATAACCGGATATTTTTGCCGGTGCAAAATTTAAACGTTTGATTAGATAATCTTCTAAACCTTCTATATGTTTGTTTTTATCAGTTTTAATATTGCCATTTGTAAACATCAACTTTGTTAAGTCATGATATGTAGGCTTTGTTTTTTGTAGTGTCATATTTTCCCTTCTGTTTTTATTTATAATTATACTATCATTAAGTTTTTATAATTGGTCATATTGTCGCATATTAGATTGACCATAAATGCAAAATATAAAGCATTAATGAAGTCAAAAAAATTGTAGTAAATATAAAAAATATAGATCCCCATAATAAGTTTTTATTCATTATTAACCCCATGTTGCGTTTTGATATTCTGTTGACTTAGTCACAAGATCGCTTGAATAGTTGTTAGCAATACAATCAATAGTTTTATATAAATCTGTCTTGTTAGCGTTACCCTCACAAGATTGATATAAAAAGCAATTTAATGATTTTAATAATTGATAATCATTATGACCTAATTGTCTTGAAAACCAAACGGCTTTTGATCTGTCAACTTCAAAAAACATACTTTTATAATCTTCATATCTACCTTTTAAAGATAATCTATTTAATTCTAATAATTGATCAAATACAATTCCAGCGTTTTTTTCATACTGTTGTTTTAACTTCTCAATTTGTTTGTATCTTGAGCCGTAACAACCAGCTTTTGAAATTGCTTTCATAACTCGACCTATTGTTTCATAATCAACTTGATAAGCACTCATAATATTAACCTTTCTTTTTTGTTTGTTTAATTCAATTTAATATATTGATTAATTAATGTAAGTTGACAAATTGACGCAGTTATAGATTATAGTTTAGAATAGTTCTAAGGTTTAATGTTGTTAAGTTGTGAGATTAAAATATTGAGAGTTAAAAAGATTGAGAGTTAAAAAGATTGAGAGTTAAAATTATAGAGTGTTAAAACTATCCTATCCAATTATAAAGCCAGGCAATTTTTATTTCCCGTATTAAGGCTAACGGGTTTAATATTTTAAAATATAAAGAGTTTTATTTATTACTATTAATAATCATAAGTTATCGTTAGTAATATTTACCGGATAGATTGCTTTTTTTTAAAATGTTGACCCCCGGTACACCCCCAGACGCACCCGCCGATTATTATATATATATACATGGGACTGTAGGACACCTTTATACACAGACACCTTTTACTTTCATTCCACACAAAATAAACTATATGTAGTATATGAACTACTTTTCATCAGAAGATCTAGATTGTGTTTGCTTTATTGAAGAAAAAACAAACAATGTTGTAATTAAATTCTTTGGTATACCTAACAATGAGTCTGCTGAGTTATTTACATCTTACATTATGATGAGACTAGGATTTGAATACACTCCTTTTGGAGAGCAAAACTTTAGCAAATCAATTCACTAGATATGGATATTAAGATACCCTATACACCTAGGAAACATCAAGCTCATTTACATAGACAAATAGATAAGCACAGATGGAATGTACTCGTATGCCATCGTAGGTTCGGTAAAACAGTATGCATGATTAACCACCTAATTAGGTCAGCATTACTGTCCAAACTCAAGAACCCAAGATTTGCATACATAGCTCCAACTTTCAAACAAGCCAAAAGCATTGCATGGGATTACATGAAACAGTTCACCGCCAAAATACCCCACACTAAATTTAACGAAACAGAGCTTAGAGTAGATTTGCCAAATGGTTCTCGTATTACTTTGCTAGGCTCAGAATCGCCAGATGGATTAAGAGGGATTTACCTTGACGGATGTGTGATTGATGAATATGCAAACGTCAACAGTAAGTTATTTCCAGAAATTATTAGACCAGCATTATCAGATCGCAAAGGTTATTGTGTCTTTATTGGAACTCCAATGGGAATGAACAACAACTTCTATGAGTTGTACCAACACGCACAAGGTGCGGATGATTGGTTTAACTACAAAGCAAAAGCATCAGATACCAAGATTGTAGATGAGGATGAGTTAGTCAAAGCAAAAGAAGTTATGGGTGAAAAAAAGTACCTACAAGAATTTGAGTGTGATTGGATAGCAAACATAGAAGGAGCAGTATATGGAGATATTATTGCAAAACTAGATGATGATAAACAATTAACTAGAGTTCCCTACGATCCTGCTCTACCTGTATCTACCGCATGGGATCTCGGTGTCTCCGACCACAGTAGTATAATATTTTATCAGCAGCTTGGCAGAAGCATAAGTATAATAGATTATCATGAAGAGAGAGGTCAAGGTTTACCTTACTATGTTCAGCTTGTTAAAGACAAAGATTATGTTTACAAAGATCACTTTGCACCACACGACATTGAAGTTACCGATTTTGGCAATGGCAAAACCAGGAGAGAGGTCGCATACCAATTAGGAATTAGGTTCAAGGTAGTTCCAAAAATTCCACTAGAAGATGGAATACACGCAACCTCAATGACCTTGCCTAGATGCTGGATTGATACAGACCATTGCAAAAAGTTAATAGATGCGTTAAGACATTACCATAGGAAGTACATCGACAAAAATAGAATGTTCAGATCGAAACCTGTCCACGACTGGAGCAGTCATGCGTGTGATGCGATGAGGTATCTAGCTGTTGGACTACAAGAAATTAATACTAGACAATCGGCTCCACAAAGTGTAGCAGATAATAGTTACAGGATTATATAATTATGGGATCAATATTTAAACCAAAACCACCACCGCTACCGCCAGTGCAACCTGCACCAGAGCCACCGAAAGCAGAAATTTCACCAGAAGAAAAAGAAGCTATCGCAAAAGAACAGGCAGCAGTTGAGAGAAGAAGAAGAGGTAGAAAGTCTACAATACTTACTTCACCACTTGGTGTACAAGAAGATGAAGAGTCTAAATTAGAAACTTTATTAGGTAAATAATATGTTAGATAAAATTAAAAAAATTTTTAAAAGAAAACCAAAAGATAAACCTTTAGTTTTAAAAGATGAAAAAAGAACTTACGAAAAAAAAATAGATCATAGTAATGATATAACTTTTGAAAATGAAATTAACAAACCACAAGTGAATGAAACAATAACTGAAACAAAATCAGAAACTAAATCATCACTAACATTAGGAGAATAATTATGGGTGGAGCAAGTACAGGTGGTGGTGGCGGAGGTGTCGGACCAGCAGGAGTAAGAGTTAGTAAAAAAGGTGTAAAAACTTATGGAACTGCAAAAGATGCAAAAAAAGTTTCAAATAGAAATGAAACTAGAAAAGCAGTAACAGAATTTGTTAAAGGTGGTGGTGTTATTGGTGCAATTGCTAAAGGTATTACTGATACAGTTAAAAAATCAAAAGAAAAAAAAGTTGAACGTAAAGTTAATGATACTCTTATAGGTACTCCAGATTATCAAGGTGATGTAGCAAAAAAACCTACAAAAGTTACTACTCCAGTAAGAGATAATGATGGTGGAAATAATAATACACCTACACCTAAAGTTAAAGTAGCAGAAATACCAAAAGTAAATACAGCACCTACAGAAGCTGAAGTAGATCAAAGTTCTGCAACAAATACAACTACAGTTGAAGAACCAAAAAAAGTAGATGATATTTATACTAGAAAAAGAAAAACAAAAGCTAGAGGTAGATCAATGATGACATTAACTGGTCCTCGTGGTTTACGAAAAGATGAAAAACTTACATTAGGTAAACCAAGTCTATTAGGATCGTAATGGCAAGAACAGATTTAAGTAAAAGTTTATTGTCAAGGTATGATAAACTTGAAAGTCAAAGACAAAACTGGGAAACGCATTGGCAAGAAGTTGCAGATTATATGCAACCAAGAAAAGCAGATGTAACTAAAACTAGAGCAAGAGGTGATAAAAGAAATGAATTAATTTTTGATTCATCACCAATACAAGCAGTAGAATTATTAGCAGCATCATTACATGGTATGTTGACAAACCCATCAACACCTTGGTTTACCCTAAGATTTAAAGAAGAAGATATTGATAACGAAGAAGAAGCAAAAATTTGGTTAGAGTCTGCAACAGACGCAATGTACACAGCGTTTAATAGATCAAACTTCCAACAAGAAATATTTGAATTGTATCATGACTTAATTACGTTTGGAACTGCTGCAATGTTTATTGAAGAAGATCAAGATGATATAATTAAATTTTCAACAAGACATATCAACGAAGTATTTATTGCAGAGAATGATAAAGGTAGAATAGATACAATATTTAGAAAATTTAAAATATCTGCTAGAGCTGCGTTACAAAAATTTGGCGATAATGTTTCATCAGATATACAAGGTATCTTTAGAAAAGATC